TGTCGGCATCATCTACATTCTCTATGGGGTATCCTTCCTGAAGCGCACGTTCAAAGGTGTCGCGTGCGGCTTCATACAGTTCCGGATAGATGTCTTCCTCTACATTGAACGTTTTCGCGTAAATGTCGGCCAGCAGACGTGCCATCAGTTCCGGAGTGAATGAGGCAGAAACGGATGCTTCATTCCTGGGATGGACGGAATGACAGCAGGAACAAGTCTGTCCGTACAGATCATTCATTACCATCTTAAAGCCCCGTTTTTCGGGGCGCGGACGAAAAAACGGCGGATGTGGTTGTAGAATCGGGTTAAATAGTTTTTACTTTCCGTTTGAGAGTCGTTTAAATTCTTCCGTTTCTCTTCTTTTCTTTGTGCCGTTTTTCCGTCAGGCGTGTTGTCCGTATCAGGTACTACGGCATTTCGTCTGTCCTGCTGTTCGGCTTTGAGCTGGTCGTAATTATCAGGCTTGGGAATGCCGGTAAGCTCATAGAACGTGTCGTCGGATACGGGTGTGCCTGCGTTTCGCATCTTGGTTATCACGTCGGCAATGACCGTGATGTTTGTTTCTTTCGGTTCTACGTACACGAATTCTCCTCCGCGTGTGTTGTATCCCATGCTTTCGAAGATGTCCGTCATATCGTAGTTCAGCACGTTCAGGATAAGCTGGCGGTCGGATTCATTGATTTTCTTTTCTCCTTTCTCCTGCACGGTTCCAAGTGACTGGGTGCCACGTTCGGAGGCTTCGGTGGTAAGCGTATTGCCCAGGAATATCTTGCTGATCTCATTGTTGCACCGCTCATACAGCTTGTCGTACAGGTCGGACGAGCCGCTTTTACCGGCACTTTCCAGCAGCTTCAGCTCACTGCCTTTCGGGTGGATAAAGCATGCGGCTGCTCCCTGCTCATTCATGTCGTCAAGAATTTGCAGGCGTGCCTCTTCATCTTCCGCATCGTAGGTATATTCGCGTATGGGCATTCCGAATATTTCGCAGAATTGTGCCCAGTCGGCCATATCGTTACGTTTGAAAATGACGTATGGTGCAGCGTTGGCCAGTTTTCCCAATGCACGCGGCTTGCCCACAAAAAGCACATCGCGGAAGTCTGTCCAGGGAGTTCCGGTAATTTCACCCTGGCGATGAAGGATAAGACCTCGAACGGGGTCGACGTTCTTTCTTGGTATCAGTTCGTAATTAATCCATCCGCTTTTGTCGCGGTAGAACTGGAAAAGAGAGAATCCCCAGAACACGGAGTCTACCAGGTCTTCGATGAAATGGAAAAACCAGGGTGAACGCAGCATCACATTGATTTCCTCGTCAGGTTTCCCGTTACGGCGGAACTCTATCCGGATGTTTCGTGCCGAAGCGATTCGCTTGTCGCGCACACTGCTCAGGTGTCCGTCAATCAGGATGTCTTCGTACATGTCGTACAGGCGTACTCGGTTGGTGAAGTCTACGTTTTCTGCCCCGCGTATGCCGCTCATGTATTTCTGCATGTCGAGGAAAAAACGCTGCGGCTGGGTAATGATGACCGTTCGTGCCGGACTTCCCTGCGGATTGATGTTTCCGCCTATGGTTATTTTTTTCTTCTTGCTCATATCAGTATCGGGTGTTTCTTCGTGGATAACTTCGCATCTGGAATGCGGAATTTAACTTCGTGGAATCTTCGTCGAGTGCCGGCAGTCCTTCCACGCTTATCTCAAATTTTGACACGCCTTTCAGCCATTCCAGGCTTCGCTCGTAACGGTCTATCCGTATCTTGGAAATCTTCTGCGGATTGTGTATGCAGAATACGTGATACAGCGTGATGTCTTTGGCGTACATCAGTACAAGCGGGTGGCGTTCGGAACCGGTGGCTGCAAAAATCCTGTCGCAGTCAAACCGTGAAGACAGGTATCCGCGCATTTCGGCGATGGCCTGGTCTTCGCATACTTCAAGAAGTGATTCGTCTTCACGCAGGAGCGCATCGAGTATTTCACGGTGTATGGATGCGTCGTAATCTTCCGGGTTAATAAACTGGCTCATGTTCTGTATTTGTTTTTTTGCCGGATGGTGGTCCGGCTTACGGTTATTGTTTTTTGTAAGGATGCATTCTTGCGGTCGATGGCACGGTTTCCTCCCTGTATGCAGTCGGGACCGTCGGCAGGATAAGGAAGTGTCATTTCAAAGAGGTCGAACTGGTTGATCAGTTCTTTCATGTGCGGATTGTCTTTTTCAGCCTCATTGAATATCAGCATTCCTTCACGGTCCAGCGGTTCCAGGTCGGCTTCTATACGGGTAGCCTTGTCGGTCTTTTTGTCTTCATCCGGCTTGATGGAAAGCTGTTCGTTCCTCTTTCTGCGGATTCGTGCCAGGTGGCGTTTCAGTACCTGCTGGAAAAACGGGTCCTGAAGCTTGTTGTTCTCTACCATGCAGTAAAGGTTGGTCTTTCCGCCTACATATTCATTCAACAGGAAGAACCAGTTGATGAATTCTTCGTTTGTGGTATGGTCCAGAAAACCTTTAATGACATAAAGCACGCCCTGAAGTTTGCCAAGCGGCCATACGGCCTTGAAGCTGGCACCTTTTTTCTTGCTTTCGCCCGGAGCAGGGTCGCCATACACCATGAGGAATTTGAACTTGCGCAGAGGAGGAACCTTACCGAAAGCCAGCCTGGTAAATACGCTTCCTCCGGTGAGCGGGTTGTTGAAATACTCCTTCTGCTGTGCCTTTGTGCTGATTTTGGCCAGCACCTGGTCAATCTGTTCCTCACTGTTCTTTGCCGGCCAGGTGGAATGTCCTTCCTTGTCGCGTATGTTAATCACGTCCCAGTGGTCGGCCTGCTTTCCGGCACGTGTGATGCAGCAGTCGCGTGCAATGATGTTTCCGCAGAAGATTATCAGTGTGGGTATGGCCGTGTCACGTGTTCCGTACAATGCTTCTTCCCACCATCCCCACATCTTGTTTACCGTGTCGGGATTACGGCATGCTTCGTCCGTATCGAAGTCATCCACCAGCAGCACGTCGGGTCGGTCGGCTTCGTTACGGCTACCACGCGGGGCACTTCCTGCACCTACGGCACGAAACGCACATCCTCCTTTCGTAATGAATTCCTCTTCACTCCAGTTTCCAAGGTTCAGCTGTGTGCCGTAATAAGCCTTGATAAGTCCGTTCCGTTCAAACTGCTTCCGGTATGGGTCAAGCAGACGGACGGCACTGTCTTTCGTGGCCGATGCCATGATGACATTCCGTTTTCTTCCCGTAAGCACCAGGAACATGACAATGAACATCACGCAGGTACTCTTGGCCAGCGAACGTGCCCACGAAAGAACCTCAAACCATTCATCGTGTTCAATGCAGCGCATGATGGCCTTAATCTGGAACGGGGCAAAGTCGAACTTGCAGAACTCCGGGAAGAAGAAACGTATCCACTCCAGCGGACGCTTTTCGAGCCATGCCTTGTGCCGTTCTATTTCGGCCCGGCTCTTGTTTACTATTACGACTCCTTTCCGGAGAGAATCCTGCTTGTAATCTTCCCAGATACGGAGTGCTTCTCTGTCCTGCTGTCTCATAGGTTATCCTTGATAAACTGGTCAAACAATCGGATAAACGTCTTAGTCATATCCGGGTCCTGCGGGCGAAGCCAGTCGGAAAACCGCATTCCCACACTGATAATGTCACTGATACCCACATCGCTTTCCAACTTCTTGATGGTGGCCGCCAGTTTTCCCAGCGTGTCGGCTTCAGACGGGGTGGCATATCGCTTTCCTTCTTCACGGCTCTGTATGGCCTTGTTTATTTCGGCCACCTGGCGGTGAAGTGCGGAAATCTGCTGTTCGCGTGTCAGCGTCATGCCAATCTTCATCTCCTCCCATTTTTCCGAGTTGACCCATCGGGAAAGCGTCTGGCGTGAAACGCCCGTCTTTTCTGCTATTTCCTGCTGGGTAAGGTTCTCTTTCAGGTAAAGCATGCGCGCGTAGTCCTTTTTTTGCGTGTTTGTCAATTCTGCCATGTCTTTTATATCTTATTTTGTGTTTTGCAAATTTCGCCCATAAATACATCATTCACAACACGCTGTTTTTATCATACCCTTTATAAACCGCATGATGACGTTTTAAAATATCATCATAAAATATCCGTCTTGACACGACTTCTTTTTCTTCCCAACTTTGCACCAGAACAGCAATAAAAGCAAAATGAACAAACGATTTTCCAATATGATACCTTCGCCCGATGTGGCGTGTATTCTTCTGTACGGGGAGATAGGCGACAAGTGGGACGGCGTGACCGACGCGGACATCGTCCGTGAGCTTCGCGACTATGAATCATTGTACGGTAAGATTGATGTGCGCATCAACAGCATTGGGGGAAGCGTATATGCCGGAATCGCAATCTTCAACGCGCTTCGTGAAAGCAAGGCAGATATTACCATTTACGTGGATGGTGTGGCCGCCAGCATTGCAAGCGTGATTGCCATGTGCGGAAAGCCGGTGTACATGAGCCAGTACGCACGTTTGATGATTCACAATGTGCAGGGAGGGTGCTGGGGTAACAAGGAGGAACTGAAGCAGACAATGGAGCACATTGAGCAGCTGGAGGAGACACTGGCAGACATCTATTCTTCGAAGACCGGAACAGACCGCGAAGAAATAAAGAAGACTTACTTCGACGGTAAAGACCACTGGCTTACGGCAAAGGAGGCAAAGGATATGGGATTCGTGGACGGAATTTACGACGTGGAAGAAGCAGAACGCCAGGACGTGGAAAGTCCGGACAACGTGTACAAACTCTTTATGAACAGAATAAAAAATAACCCATTAAACAACGATAAAGCAATGTTTGACGAACTGAAGAAACGTCCCTTGTTTGCCAACTGTGCAGATTCTGCCTCTGCACTGGCCGTAATCGGGACACTGGAAAACAAAGCAGGGAAGTATGACACCCTGAAGGCGGAAAACGACACACTGCGACAGAAGCTGAAAGGTTTTGAGGATGCGGCAGCAGAAGCACGCAAGAAAGAAATCGACACGATGCTGGAAAACGCGGTAAAAGAGGAACGTATCCGCCCGGCAGACAAGGACACATATCGTGCCTTGCTGGAGAAGGACTTTGAAAATGCATCGAAGATTCTGGAAGGTTTGCCCCGGAAAAAGATGATTTCCGACGGACTGGACAAGAACGACCCCGAAAACAAAGGTGCATGGGAAAAGGAACAGGAAAACATCCGTGAAAGACGTTACGGAAAGAAGTAGTAAATAACAATTAATCAAAACAAAACATGGCAATTCAGATTCAAAACACAGCCTATGACGGTGAGGTTCTTGAAAGACTGCTCACCAAGGCGGCTACCGGAAATGAACTTGTACAGAAAGGACTGATCAAGCTTGTTCCGAATATCCGCAAGAAATACTCCATTCCCCGACTGAAGACGGGAACCATGTTGCAGAAACGCAAGGAAATGCCTGAATCGAAGGATTCTAAGGGTGATTTCAATTATTCTGAGAAAGCTCTTGTTCCGCATGACTTTATGGCTTATACGGAATTTAACCCGAGAGCTTTTGAGGAAATCTGGCGCAAATATCAGCCGAAAGGAAACATGGTGTTCGACCAGCTTCCTCCTGAAGTGCAGAACCAGTTGCTGGATGCGATGTCCCGTCAGGTTAACTTCGAGCTGGGGTACCACTTCGTAAACGGTATCTATAAAGACGATGACGAAGATGATGATCATCTGTTCAACGGTATCCTGACTCAGATTATGGCCGACAGTGAAGTGATTCACGTGAAGTCTTCTTCTGCTGAGTCAATGATTACCCGTTTGCAGAAAGTGCGCAAGGCTACTCCTCAGGTGCTTCGCAACAACCCGAATTTCGTTTATATGATGTCTGTAGACGATGCAGACCGTTACGATGACGAACTGACACAACGCGATGCCAAGGGTGCCAACTGGACGGATACGAACGCCGTACGCTTTAAAGGCACAAACATTGTTCCGCTGGCTGCCATTCCGGACGGTGTGATTATCGGTACCGTAGCCACTCCTGACGAAGACTCCAACACTTGGGGTGCAGTGAACCTGGTAGATGATTTCAACGTGATCCAGATTGACAAGGTGACCAACGCCGGTGAGAAGTATTTCTTCAAGATGCTCATGATGGCAGATACCAACGTGGCTTTCGGAGAAGAAGTAGTATTGCTGGATGTGCGTGAAGCTGCTACTGTGTCGGCTTCAGGAACCAGCATTACGCTGACAGCTCGGGCAAGCAAGGTTTCGATTGAACCGGATTCAGACAGTAAGGCATATACTATTTCAGGAGATGACATTCTGATGGGTGCCATGCTGGAAATTACGAATACTCATGCAAGCAACAAACTTACGGTCAACTCGATTGAAGTTGCTGCTGGTGCTACCAAGAAAATCTACTACAGCGGAAAGTCCTGGTTTGACGCCAAAGAGGTAGACGTAAAGATTACGCAGGTATCTCCTCAGCAAGTGCAGGTAGTGGGAACCGTGGAAACGACAACCAAAGACCAGGCATAAGGAGGACTGAAGGATGAAACACTTTACAATGGGTGAACTTTGTGCCAGTACCACCGCCGACGCTCATGGAATCAAGAATACACCGCCTCTTCAGGAGGCGGGTAATCTGAAAGCCCTTGCCGACAATGTGCTTGACCCTCTTCGTGAATGGTACGGAAAACCTGTTACCGTCAATTCAGGGTACCGTTGTCCGCAACTGAACCGGCTGGTAGGAGGTGCGGCAAGCAGCCAGCATCTGAAAGGAGAAGCTGCCGACATTACAGCAGGAAGCAAGGAAGAAAACCGTAAACTCTTTGATTACATCAAAAGCCATCTTCCTTTTGACCAGCTTATCGACGAAAAGAATTATTCCTGGGTGCATGTGTCTTACAAGCGCGGCGGAAACAACAGAAAACAGACATTAAAACTTTAAAGCACGACAAAATGAAACGGATTATCTTATTTTTCAGCCTGTGCCTGATTATACTGGCTTCATTTGCGCAGACCGTACTTCCGGCTGCAGACCCTGAAACATCGTTCCTTATCGACCTGGGAAGCTTTACGGGAATCGTAGCCCTGGTTTCTGCCTTGGTGACACAGATTCTGAAGGTTGTTCCGGCTATTTCCGCAAGCAAGCTGGCCAAAATCGGTATATCATGCGGTGTGGGCATGGTGGTATGTATCCTTGCATGGCTTTTGCAGCTCACCCCGTTACTTACAGGCTATATCTGGTGGCAGGTGCTGATTTACGGACTGGCGGCGGGACTCAGCGGATGCGGATTCTATGATGTGATTAAGGCTATCGGAGCACTGTTTAAAAAAGAGTAGAGCATTATGGATTGGACCCTGTTACAGCCACTCATGGATTGGCTGGCTCCTGCCGGCTGGCTGGTAACTGCCATTGCCTGGTGGCGTGACAGAAAAGTATACCAGGTCCGTGCGGTAAAGGAAACCGAGGGCACTTACAAGGCTTTATATGACGACCTCAGTGCCACGGTATTGGAATTAAGCAAACAACTACGAAAACAAAACGAACGGAATATCAATCATGAAACGGCTTTACGCAAACTACATACTTGCAGGTATGCTGACCGCTGTCCTGCTATCATCTGGATGCGCCAGCAGCAGAAAGGCCAGCTCGGAAACCGTCCGCTCGGACAGCCTCCGAACGAGCGTAACCGAGCAAACAACTTACGAGCCGGTCCCGAAGAGGACGGCGACCTGCTCGGTGAGTGCGGAGCAGTGGCTGAACCTGAGTAAGCTTCCTGCCGGATTCGGGCTGAGCTATCGGAATGACGGTCTGAACATAGATATAAAGTCAGACGGAGAAGGTGGCGTGAACGTCACAGCTACAGCCGACAGTATAGGAAGACAGGTAACCATAACACGTACGGAAACCGACCACCGCATACGCGATGAAACTGTGAGCAATGAATTGAAGGAAACACGCCCTGGAGTGCAGGGATGGCTGACAGGAACAGCCCTGACCATACTGGGAATTTTCTTTATCTGGCAACTGATTAAACGATATTTAAAACACGATTAAAAACGATAATATTATGGCAGATACAAGCAACGGACTGATGTACGGCGTGGCGAAAGTGACATTCAAGGCTGCGGGAGCAGAAGGACAGGAAAAGACACTGGCCTGGCTGGATGAAAACGGGATGCAGCCTGCGGGAAACGCACCTAGTTTTCTGGATGTATTCGCAGCACAGGTACTAGACGGACCTGTAGACAGCATCATGACCAACCCGGGAAGCGATGCGTTTACAATGAACCTTATCCAACTGAATGCGCAGAGTATGGTGGATGTGTTCGGTGGAAAAGCCGGAGCGGACGGCTCTTATACACCGCCTGCAAAAATGCTAGCTAACGGTGTGCTCACCATCACCATGCATTCTGGACATGGTTTCCGCATATTTAATGCACGTCTGAGCCGCAATGGATTCCAGAATGGAATTAACATGCAGAATGTGCTGGCAATGGGTATCCGTGTGGATATGCTGAAACCCGCAGACGGGAAGGACAGACGTTATCGTACTTATCCTCCTGGTACAGAAGATTTTGATGCGATTGACTCAGTCGAAGACGCAAAAGGATAAGTATGAAGGCACAAGATATTGAACTGCTGGCAGGCATATCCCTCAGTGACGGGGGAATCAGCCTGCCGCTTCATACGGTACTTCGGAAACGTCCGTTCCGCATTACGATGAAGACACCTACCACACGCAGCCTGATACGAATCAGCAAGCGTTATCTCCGGATCGGGGTGACTCCGGAAGAATATGATGCATACGACCTGGACCAGCGTATCCGGTTTGTCTTCCTGCATGGAAAGGACATCAGCCGTATTGTGGCATACGGAATCGTGAGAGGGCCTGTACTGGGAAGAGTGCTGAACCGCCCGGTGGCCTGGATGCTACGGGAACTGATGACACCCGACGAACTTGCAGCCGCCTGGAGACAGGTGCTGAACAGTACATCTACCACGTCTTTCGGGATTATTATCGCATCGGCAGCAGCTCTGAACAAGATGCAGCCCTTAGCGAGCCGGAACGAGAGCGCAAACGACAAGAGGAGTTAAAGAAGGGACATACGGAACCTTCGCATAGCCTTTTCGGCGTAGTAGGTCAGATTGCCACGGAAACAGGATGGAGCATTGACTACATTCTGGACAAGGTAAATGTAGTTACCCTTCAGCTCATGATGGCAGACATGCCTCACTGGGTTCCTCCGAAGAAACCGGACTTGAATCAGCAGATCCGTGAAATGGAGGAACGTGAAAAACAAAGAAACAGTCGCACACAAACAACAGAAAACACCAATCAGACAAAGGGAATGAACCCGATGGAGTTCTTTACCGATTATGCGGTAAAGGACTGATTATTCATCATTATAAATTGGAATCATGGCAGTACCCGTTGAACTGGAAATATTCATGAAAGACTTGACCAAGGCCGGATTACAGAGCGTGGGTAAGAATGTGGATGATGTGGAAAATCAGACTATGAAACTGATTGACGCATTGAAGCAGGTACGTGCCGAACAGATCAAGCAGCTTGAAGCGAACAAGCAAGCCGGAAAAAGCTACACGCAGGAAGCGGCCAACGTACAGGCCTTGACCGGTCAAATTAACGGATTGAAGGCCGGTCTGAAAGACTTGCAGAAAACAAAAGAGGAAACAGCCAAGACACCTTCCATCGACATCGACACAGAAGCGGTTACCCGTAAGACAAACAACCTGAAGATGCAGTTCAGCCAGGTAGCAAGAGAACTTCCTTCGCTTGCCATGGGTCCGCAGATGTTTATCCTCGCTATCTCCAACAACCTTCCTATGCTGGCAGATGCCATTGCCGATGTGCGCAAACAGAACGAACTTCTGGCCGCATCCGGACAAAAGGGTGTGCCGGTATGGAAACAGCTGGCAAGTTCAATATTCAGCTGGCAGACTGCACTTGTGGCGGCCATTTCATTGGGTATAGTGTTTGGAAAGGATATTGCGAACTGGGTTTCCTCTTTATTCAAAGCCAAAAAAGAACTATCAGAAACTCAACAGCTACAGGAATCATTGAACACTTCCAGAAGAAAAGGAGGAGAAGCTGCTTCTGAAGAGTCTGCAAAACTTAGAATTCTTTATACAGCCAGCCAGGATACATCAAAATCCATGAGAGAAAGGAATAAGGCTGTAGATGAGCTTCAAAAAATGTATCCGGATTATTTCGGTAAACTAAGCAATGAAGCCATTTTAGCGGGGAATGCCGCATCTGCATACGATGAACTGACTAAGGCAATTATACGTAAAGGTCAGGCGCAGGCTGCAGAAGATATTGTAGCTGATTATTCTAAGAGAAACTTTCAGTTGCAACGTGGTATTAATGCGGATACAAATTGGACAAATCAAAATAGAACTGCATACGAAGCCGCTTTGAAAGAACGTGATAAGATGTGGGAAAACTATCGTAAGGTAAACCAAGGAAGTGTCATTGTAGATAGTGCTGCAAAATCATGGATTAGTAATACAGCGGAAGGAAAATTGATTGAAGAATACGAGCGTCGTATGTCAAATATAAAGAAGTATTCTGAAGAAATTGCAAAGAACAACAAAACAGTAGAGGGTATAGTCAAACAGATAGACACATCGGCTTACACCACTG